ATATCCATAATACCATATACGTTCGAGGTGGTTGTAGACGACATAAGCATTGTTATAGTCGCTATCCGCAGTGGGGTAGAACCACCAGACTTCGTTCCATTGCTCGTTGGTCCCGCATACTACCTGCTCAGCCTGCTGGATGTTAAAGTCATTGAATACGTGGTTACGCAAGGTGCAAGGCAGCGTCTCAACGCGACCGGTATAGGCATAGAATTTGTCCTGCCCCATCCAGTATGTGGTGTTAGCCGCTGAAGCCACCGCCCGTGGCGACATGATAGAAATATTATCTGCGTATTCCTGCAAGCCAAACACGTCAGTCGTGCCAAGAAACTGCAATGTGTATAGGTGGCTGTCTGTCCATATTAGGATTTCCTGCCGTGTAGGCAGAGCGCGTATGATACGTGAGCCGCGAGAAACGCGTAGGTCACCTGCAGAATTAGTCTGTGTGGGCGTCCAGTCGCCCGGTGTATCTTGGTCAGCCCAGCGTATAAGCATGGGGTCAAAATCATCAGGGTTGGTAGAACCGAAAGGCACCGCGCCAAAGGCAAGCAGATGCCGGTCCTGCTGCGATACCAACAACTGCATAATCTTAACAGGGACCGACGCTGCCGTATAGCCTTCGGCAGTGGCATAGTCTGATAAGCTGATAGCACGAGTACCAAGCGCGTTTGTCGGGTCATCCGTAGTCCCACGCGCCCACCAGTAGCCCTCACCGTTACGGTAGTTCATCACTAGGTCGTTATCAAAGTTATCGAACCACCAGTCGCGCTGTTGCAGCGCTATCGGATACGCAGAGCCAGTGCCCCATGTACCACGACCCCAAGTGGCTGTACCCCAGCCATAACCAAGTATGCTGATAGGAAAGCCGGGGCTAAGTTCAAACTCAAGGTCAATGGCTGTGCCACCTGAACCAGTTACGGTAGATGTCGCACTTGTGCTAACATCGTAGGTAAATATGTAAGCGTCCACGACGGTAATCGGGTAGTTACCGTTAATCTGAGTGATTGGTATGCCGCCGATATTAGAAGGTGAGCCTGAGCCTGTAACACCCGAAACAGTTACATAATCCCCCGTCTGCGCACCATGAGCAACTGCGCCTAAATTCACTCTGACCTTAGCTTGGCCGTTAGTGGTGTTTATGCAGTTGTTCGTGTCCGGTGCATCTAGCACCGGGTCTGTGTCGCGCAGCGGGGTTATGTCGTAGTAGTTACCCGCAATTTCTATATAAACTTTTACGTTCGTGCCCATTGCGAGCATGTCGTCAGAATAAGAAGTAACCCAGTTTAACATCTGCCTGCAATAGCCGATGAATGGGTCAGGCGCGGATTTTAGCCAGCCGCCAAGCTTCTCCGGGTAACCGGAACGGAAGCGTATTTTATCACACTCCCTCCAGCCGCCTTCGTTAGAATAGTCGGTCTGGTCCCGGTTAACACCCGGCTTAAATTGAAGCTTGATGAAGGACACTTAGCCCCCTTCTACATCATCCTGCGGAGTAGCCACTTGAGCTTCCGCTTGTTCCTTGATTTTCACTACGAGAGGCCAAGCACCTGAAGACGTCGGCAATGCGCCGAGTGTCTGCAATACAGCGTTAACTTCTTCGATGTGTAGCTTAATTTCGATTTCCATTATTCACTCCATGGTAACGGGGGTGTGACAACAGGAGGATTGATTTGGTTCTCTATCTGCTGCGCCACATTAGCTTCATAGCTTGCAACTTGCTCTTCGCCAAGTGCGTCTTGCACCCAGCCAATGACCTGCGCTTGCGTGAGCGACGCATATGGTGTGAAGGTCGCGCCTTCGTCGAGCGAAACGCCGACCGAGCCGTATACTGAGCCGTTGTATGTGCCGTCCGTACCATTTAAGGTCCAGTGCACTGTGAATACTACGTCGGTTTCGCCGTCGAGTTCTGGGTATGCGTCCATCTGAACTACGGACCAAGTGTTCGTAATAGCCATGTCTTAGTTTCCTTCTAGTGCTGGTGTAGCTTTAGCTTTTTCTGCGGCATAGGCAGCAACCACGTCAGCAGTATGTGTGGCTTGGCATATTGCCTGCACGCGAGCATCTTCTGCGCTGTAGTCATCGCCGGGGGCGACAACGTGACGGTGAAATGTGCCGCTGATTTGTTCGCCGTCTTCAAGGATGGCGGTCTTAGTGCGAACTTGCACGCAGCCGTTCTCAAGGACTTCAATTTTATCAACAACTGCGGTTTTCTCTAAAGCCATTTTAATCTCCAATTAAAATCAAGAGTTATTTTTACTTAGTTTATTTCGTACATAGCTGAGAAAGTTAAGTACCCGTTAGTCACAATAGTGTAAGCGCCTAAAGCTAAAATCAACACCGATCCATTTATATAGTTTGCGTTGAAAGGTACAGTCATCAAATCGGTAAGCCCCAAACTAACACCATTTAAAGTACTGCTGTTTGCGGCGTAAGGAAATCCAGTTATCTGCGGCGTTCCAGTGCCGACGTTTGTTACTGTAGCCCTGATGTTTACAGATATAAAAACGCGATTGCCGATTTTTGTGTAGGAACCATATTGATTAGCATACCCTGATACGGTCGGCGGCGTTCCGTCGCTAGACAGCACTGGTGTGAAAGTACCTTCTTCATAGTCATCCAGCAATTCGCTGGTCATACCAGCAGCGTGGCTGTCCGCGCTGAAGTCGATGCCTTTTAGGGCAGTGCCGATTACGAGGTTGCCGTTTGAAATATTGACGTTACCCGCTGCGGTAATACGCATGTTTTCAGTAAGCGTCCCACCATTCGCAATAGTTTGGAAGGCGAGGTATCCGTCGTAGTTACCACTTGTGCTGTTCTGTTTGCCCCCGCGAATACTGCCAAACGGAGCGGTGTCGGCACCATTAAATAATCCGCCAAGTGCAAGAGTTCCACCAACGCCAGTAGATTGCGCGGTAGTAGTGTAAATACCTACGTTAGCGATGTTTGTGCTATCCGCCCTGTTGGCTTCGCGCACGTCAAGGCGGGTTACTGGCGTGGCTGTGCCAACCCCAAGGTTACCTACATCCGAAATCGTTACAACACTAGACCAAGCAGCCGTAGTTCCGCGTTGGAACGACAAGGTTCCTGCGCTTTCCAGTGACGGGTCCATCGTGTTGGCGATACGGAAACCGTAGAAGTTAAGACCAGAGTAGCCCAAGTGGAGCGTGCTAGTGGTCGAGCCGCTAGCGTTTGTTCCAACATCCAACTGCGCCCGTGGTGTAGTCGTACCAACCCCGACTTCACCCGTACTGGCAACCCGCATGCTGATGGCGCTACTTGAATTATAGAAGCTGGCCTCACCATTATCCGAAAGAATGAAACGGGTGGCACCGCCAGAAGTAGCTGTCTCAAACGAATAAGCTGCCCCTGTACCAGCACCACGAACAGTAAGGCGACCATTGCCAGCCGTACCCCCAACAATTACGTTTCCGCTGGTGTCGATGCGCATACGTTCTGTGTTGTTGGTCAGAAACTGCATGCTGTAGTTATCGTAAGTGCCTACCAAGCAGGTTGAGTTTTGAGACTGAATATACGAGTTGCCAGCGGTATTACGCGAGACAAGATGAATGCGCTCTACGCCCACCGTATTGCTGGCAACAATCTCCGACGCTCCTGCACCAGCACTCGCTACTTGCAACTTGCCTAACGCCGCAGTCGTACCAATCCCGACGTTGCCGCTGCTGTCGATGCGCATACGTTCTGAGCCAGCGGTTTCAAAGGCCATATTGCTGCTGGTATCAACAGACAACCTACCTTTTTCTGCGCCACCTACACCGAAGCGCATCTGAGCAGGAGAACTTACTGGATAGATACGAACTTCGCCGTTTACATCTAACGTAGCTCCCGGCGAACTCGTACCAATCCCGACGTTGCCGCTGCCGTCAATCCGCATACGGTCTGTGTTGTTTGTCAGAAACACCAGCGGCGAAGCAAAGTCGTTGCCTATGCTGGTGGTGCTAGACGCAAACTTAACAATAAACCCACTGTTTACGCCATTGTCCGCGTAATAGGCCGTATCAGTTATAGCGGCGGTACGTACATATACGCGTGTGTTAGCGACTGGCGCAGCACCAATCCCGACGTTGCCGCTGCTGTCGATGCGCATACTGAGGGCGCTGCTTGAATTGTAGAAATCCGCTTGGCCGTTATCCGCGACAATGAAACGGGTGGCCCCGCCAGAGGTAGCCGCCTCAAACGAATAGGTTGACCCTGTTGTTCCAGCACCGCGAACAGTAAGGCGACCAT